CCCTAAACGTATATAGTTTTTAAATTTAGTTGAGCTTATATTTTCATCAAGCCAAAGCGACTCTGCTTCTGACCAGGTGCCCCACAGCAATTTAATATTATTTGTATTGCAATACATTTCAAGCATTTTAATATACTGTACTGATAGGTCAAATGAGAGTTCTGAAGGTATCGAGTCCTCTGCGATAAAGACCCTGTTTCCAGTATTAAACTTATTGTTTCGGTTCCAAATTCCGTATCTTATTATTTGATCTTTTTCTAAATCTTGTTTTGGAAACTGATTATATCTTGGAGTCATGTGTGAAGTTTTAGATGAGACCTCAGCCCTACTAAACTCTGGGAACAGGCAGACTAATATTTTTGGATTTCCAAATGCACTTACATATGAAAAAAACTTATTAATGCTCCACATAATAGACTTACCGCAACCAGCAAGATTGTGTACTGACATGTTTAAATCTTTTGCAAGTAAGTCTGGCCACGCCTGTCCAGGATCTACACCCAATCCAAATGTCATTGAGCATCCAAGCGAAACAATGTCAGAGCATGATTCAAATTCTTCTGCCCTATAACCGTAACTATTGCACTCTCTTTCCCAGTCAGATATATCTGATTTTAATGGGTACTGTGATTCATACCACAGATCATTTGAATTCAATTTCATTAGTATATAAACCTATCTTTACCCTTACTCTTTCTTTTTTTTAAGAATCTAATCGGGGCTGACAGGTAGTATCTTATTCTTGTCACTTCTCTATGCTTCTTTCTACTAGCTCTTGCACGTACTCAGAAAAATGTTTTCTTATAGAACCCATAGGTCTGGCTCCGTAAGATTCCCATATTCTCTTATACTCAAGAACATTTGCAAAAGTTGTTGGGCAAACAACAGTTCCATTGTATTCTCTTAGCACAGTTGGCAGCGGAACATGCTTGCTGCAACACTTACATTCTTTTGCTTTATCTTGATATTCGCTCATATTATTTGCATCCTGTCCATAGCTTCTCTTAAATGATCTGGCATTCTTGGAGCACGTATCATATTATACTGTGACACTTCTCCATCAGCAGGCTTGCCAAAGTCTGCATCGTAATTCATTGATTCATATGTATGAATATTTATCTGATCGTTGTTATCTGGTCTTGTTCTGCTTATTGAATTAAATATGGATCCGCATACTGCGTCCGCAAGGTCTTTTGAGCCTTTTCTAGGATGATCAACCTTGTCACGCATAATCTTTAGCTGCAGCAGCTCATCGATTAAAAGCGGGATATGTGGCCCATGAAGTCTTTCTTCAAGAACAACCATTGCCATGTCATCATAATGTTTTTTTGCTACAGAAAGAATTTCAGTATTAATTCCATAAGACTTAAGCTGCTGCATCATGTCATGAGAGTTCCATCTGTCAAAAGTGCACACAGATATATTGAACCCCCTTGTCTTGAGAGCAAGAATATAATCTTTTACTTCTGTAAAATCAACAGACTTGTCTGCTGTCGGTGTCCAGTATCTTACTGCATCTACAGATATGATAGGCGCTGGCTGTGAGTACTCGTTTGTGACCTTTACATTCACCCATCTATCAACATGCGCCATTGCAACTGCACAGTGGTCATGCTTTTGAGCCAAGTCTACGTGTATAAAATATCTCTTGTCTGGGTCTGGTATGAACCACTCCTCAAGTCTTCCAAAGCTATCTACCGCCAACCCAGTGTTATTAAATGCTTTCTCCACCTTTTCTCTAGACTTAAAGAATGCATCAATCATCTCAGGTGGCATGCAGGCAAATCTACCAAGAGCGTCAAGAGAATTTTTATAAAAGTCTACTTTAAAATCTTCAATTTTTTTAGTTGGATTTACTTCCCAGGTTGGTCTTTTAAGCGCATATGTTTTTGGATACAAGTAGGATATTATGTGATCTTCTTCCCACTCAACAATTATCTCATTACCATCAGTACCATCTGGCAGCTCGTCATCCATCTTAAGAAGCTTGCTTCGTACAATAGTTTCTTTTTCACCAATCACAGACTCATAAAATTTTTGAATGGGATCGTTTTTAAATCTAGGGAACGATAGCAAAATAACTTTACCGAAGTCTGGGAAACGAGACATAACGGATGCACGGTACATGTCATAGATAGCGTCAGCTGTTTTTGCCTGATCATGTCCCGTTGTGTTCTCCATCGCAAATCCAGAAATCTCATCAAGGATAACAGTTATAACGTTATAACCTTCCCAAGCTTCTCTTTGAGAGTGACCTGAGTGAACTGTGATTGCTTTATCGAACTTCATTTCTGAAGCTTTCTGGTCGTACTTTCCAGCAAACCATGGAGATCTTTCAATACGTGTTATAAATCCTTTAAAGAAAACGTTTGATGCCTGTTGTGCGTTAATAGCAATGTTAAGAATATCAATTGAATCTCCTGGTGGCTTGCCGTAGTATGCTGCTGGATCTTTGAGGCACAACAAAAGATAAACCATATAGGCAACAGATATTGTTGAAGAATAGTCTTTACCAGAACCCTTGCCAAGCTGTGCAATTACTTCATTGCAGGTTTGCTTAAATCTCTTTTTTCCTTCTTCTTCACCATAAAGCTTAACTAGTGTGGACTCTTTATAGATCTGAGATGACTTTTCAATTAACTCATATTGCAATTCTGATAGTGGAGGCAGACCAAGATACTTTGGGCTGGTTACAAACTCTCTTAAATCTACTGGCTTTTCTTCAAACTCTTCGCCATCTAGAATATCAATAAGATCTGAGAAATCAAAGGACATGTCAGCCTCTAAGATTTTCTAGCGGGGTTTTTCTAAAGTTATGACCTTTAGGAACTTTAACGAACTTAAAGAAATGCCCTACGGAAAAATAGCGCACATCACTTAATATTTCTTTAACGCCATGTTTGCACTTATCTTCTGCTCCATGGACAACTAGGTCGCCTTTAACTGGCTTATACTCTAAATTGTTTTGTTCTGGGTAGAACACTTCTCCGCCATCAAAGTCATTAAAGTAAATTATTGTTCCGTGTGTTATTAGGTCTGCTAGATCAAAATCTTCTCCTTCATTATATTGTTTTGATGCTTCTAGCACATCCTGGAATTGATATATGTCTGCGTGTGGTTTTCTTGATGCGCCCTTTAAAAGCTTTGATGCCCTGCCTCCAGGAGTTGCATAGCACCCGTCATCCATCAAGGCTGCTATTCTTTTTTTAACAGCTCTTATTGATTCTGTTTGCTTGTTGCTAGCAAAGTAATCTTTTGCTGTAGCAAGGAATGGTGCCTCCCAAGAATCTTCTGAGAGCTCTAGTATGTCTTTCATTATTGCTTCACACTCTTCATCTGACATGAAGTTTTTATACACAAATATGTTCTCGCCTATTTCAGTAAATCCAGATTTATTGAACATTGGTTATAACCTCTGCATCTTCAACATGTATAGACTCAACCACCCCAGTTATTTGAGACAGGCGCTTTGCAACGTCCATCTTACATTTAGGGCATACGGCAGTGACCTCTTTTAGAATGCCAACCAGCAGCTCTTGCTTTCTTTCTGTCTCTGCAATTTGTGATGCGAGCTGTGAGTTTTCTAAAACTCCTATGGACTGAAGCATTGCAATTCTTTTTGTCTCTATGTCTGCTATAAGCTTTAGGGCTCCAGCTTTAACGCTAAGTTGTCCTTGGGTGTCCGCATCTTCAACAGTTTTCCAGGCTTCCTTAATAAGCATTGCATAATGCTCATCGGCACCAGAGATAGCCTCTCTTGCCCTGTCACGCATATTTAGATCATTATGGACAACAGCCTTCCATTCATCCACATATTCTAAAACTTCTTTTCTGGAGAAGCCAGTAATTGTTGCAATCTGGGTTGCTGAATTTCCTTTTAGCAACTCCTGAACAACCTTATTCATGCGGTCAAAATGTACTGATGGCTCTATTTCTGTCATAATTAAATTATACCATGTTTTAGTTGACTAAGACTTGTTTGCGATTTTGAGAAGAATTAAATACCCAATCAAATCATCAATATCATTGTCTCCTGGAAATGCCTGGTCATTTTGAATTCTATTTAATTTATCATCAATACGAACACGAATCTGTTCTGTTGAATCTGCCTTGGAAAATATTCTTATTGGATCAAGTGCGGAGTTGCCATATGAGATATTTTTCTTAATTAACATCTCTGAAATATCTAGGCACTCTCTAATTATTTTATGTCCAGATGGAGCATCTGTTGCTATTAATTGCAGGTCTGTAATCCACGCCTGATATCCGCCGTCTTTATTTGGGTACCCTGTCATCTTTTTTTCAACAATCCAAACTCTTGTAAATATCTCTGTATAGTCATAGCAGAGACACCGCACTCTTTACCAATTTCTGTAACTGTTTTCTTTTGAATTACATATCTTCTGTACAGCCAATCTTTACTTTGATATAGCTTCATCGTTTAGTAAGCACCTGATTGCTATAGTGTGCAATGCCAAAGCTATCTGCAACATCAAAATCTATAATCTCTAATCCATATTTCTTATTGAAATAGTCAGCAGTTCTCTGCTTTCTCATATTCCTTAACTGGTTCTTATACCAAGAATCAGCATAGCCTGGGTTTGCTAAACGTATTGCAGCTTTTTCATCCTTTGTGGGATTCGTATTTCCAATATAAGACTGCCAAGCAGATGGGCTGATTGTGATGACCTTTGCTCCAGTAGACATTAGTTCTGCAATTACTACCCCGTAAACATAAGACAATTTTATCACAGCATCTGGGGATCTGACAAGCACCGCTCCTTCTACAACAATATAATCACTCTTTAATTCTTCTAGCATCATTGCCATTTTGTTTTTTGCATCATAAATTTTTTCGTAGATATCTTCTCCAACTAAATTTATTTTACCCCATTTCAATGGAACATCGTTTTCCATTAAGCAAAATGCTATTGAGTTTGTAGAAGCATCGATGCCAAGAACTCTGTAGGCCTTTGTTTTTACAAGGCTACCTAATTTCATCTACTATCCCCTTTAATGTATTCTTAAGCTTTTCTGTTGATTTTTTTACACAAGAAGAACAAATATCTTCTGCGTTGTACCTGCTTAGCTGAGACTTACATTTTTTACATAGCCTGACAGCACCCTTTTTTATAGCCTTTTTCTCATAATATTTTTCCATTATTCTTTTATTTGTTGCAATACGACAGCACTCGTCGGTACAATATTTTTGATTGTGCGTCTTAGCCTCAAACTCTTTAGCGCATTCAGTATTTGAACATATCATATTTTAGGAACCTTATACAGATCTATTTCAACTGTTCCGACTGGACCAGTCTTGTCGTAGCAAGCTTTCTTTACTGGGCAGTAAGTGCAAGGCATCTTGGATTTTGTAGAGCCCTCTGGCCTCACTGGAAGATCACCATTTTTAAAATTGTCCCACACCTGCTCCATCCATCTAAATGCTTCTTCAATAATTGCTTTGTTTTTGTCATTCATTGAGATTGGAATGACAAGCAGCTCCTGAGTATTTTTATTTTCGTAAAGAAAGAATCCTTCTTTAGCATTCTTTAGCTTCATATAGGTAAGCAACTGGAGCATGTGGTTTGCAGAAGACTTCATCTCTGACTGTCTAGTATCCCAAACCTCTTGCTTTGCCGTCTTGATTTCACCTATCACAGTTTCACCATCATACTCCATGATAAGGTCAATAAAGCCTCTTATCGGAGGATACTCATTGATGATCTCTTCTTCCTCAGCTTTCCACTCTGGCATTGTTTTAATAAGCTTCTGCAGCCTCTCGTGTGCCTGAGTTCCTTGCGCCATATTTGCAACAGCAACGGCATCATTATCGTCAATAAATACCGCACCAGAAAAAGCCATGTACCAGTACCTAGGGCATGTTCCGTGACCATATCCCAAAGAGCTTGGACTAACTGACTTCTTTGTCATCTCTCCATCTGCACGTTTTGTGTTTCGGTATGACTCATCAAGCAAGGCAGCAAATTTTTCTGGATCAAAAAACTTTCCAGTATGCTTTTTAAACTTAAGGTTCTTTACAATATCTCTAGCCATTTATGAGTTATACCTAACGACATACTTAAGTGCATCTACAAGCTTGTCTATGGACTCCTTCACTGAATAGTAAACATTTTTTTTGTTATTATTGACTGTGCCAGCCTTATCTTTTGCGATAGTAGAATATACCGATGACATGACAGCAAACTTTGTTGACATTGCCTGTAGCTCCATTATTAGCATGGGTGCTTTTGCAGATGGAACATCTGGATTCATTAGAAGCTTGACCACTATTGCCAGTGCTCTGTCTAAATGTTCATCTTTCATAAACTCATGAAGATCATTAAACTCTGTTATGTCGCTTATAAGCTCTAGCGTATTCTTATCTTCCGCCATTTTTAACCCTCTTATCTAACTTGTCAATAAAAAGCCCTACTGGATACCCTATACTAAATCCTATCATTAATCCAAATAAAAAGATAGTCATTATTCTGCCTCCTTATATGTCACGGTCATCTTAACATTTTCAGATTCATGATAACCTAGGCTATTACCTTTTTCATCAATAGCCTTTTTATACATCTTAAGTCTAGGCTTACCAGCCTGCACAGCCTCCTGGATTGTGTCAAGATATTCTTTCCTGTCTTGCACTCGCTTTTCTGGAGGATAAATCTCAGGCAAAATGTTTATGTTAGTGCCCTGAAATTGTGAAACTGATATAGGAAGAAGACATGCAACATTTGTGCCAGCTGGAACAAAATATTCTCTATTTGCTTCGTGTAGCTTCCATACTACTGGAAAGCTTCCTGTGAAAACTGATGTGGACAGAATAGTTGTAATTACTTCTGCGCCATCTATAAATTCATTTGGTACTGGCAAGGTTAGCATGCTTACCTCTGGGTCCGTTCTAAGGATTAGGTTTGTATTAAAACTAACTGTTCCTTCTCCACGGCCAGACCAAACATACTGCTTTCCTAATATAGCCTCTGCTGGGTTCTTTCTGTCTCCATCCCACATAAAAGAAATGTCTTCATCAAAATAAATTCCATACCCAAGCGAGTTTGCAACTGTTATCGGAGTGCAATTGTATGTCATTGAATGCATCCATTCACGCTTAGGGCTAAGTGGTCTTATTTTTGCAGATACCAGCCTATCGTTATCTTTATATCCATCTACCTTATACATTGTTATCCTCCCAAAACTCAATAAGCTCTTCTAGTACAGCCCATTCAATTATTCCAAGCCTGACCTTAGACTCTGAACCTATTATAATTTTTAATGCTGGATGCATGTCTCGATCTACTTTAAATGTGTCAGTACATATTTTTGACCACACATCTTTATTTAATGTAAATGATTTAGAGGCCTCTTTATAATCAACAAGAAACTTATTCCACTTCGCATCACCCTTTTGATAGTCACCACGCCCAGAATTTTTCTGCGCTTTAGCACCGTCTCTTTTTACTTCAGCTCTTTCGGACAAATCAATCACCTCTAACTATAACTTCTTCAGCAGAGGATACAGTTATGATCTGTAAGTCTTTAGATACATAGTCATCTTCGTGTTGCTGCACTTCTTCAGCCATTCCAGAGTACTGTAGTCTATACTTTGAAACCCACTCTTCTTCTGAGTCCATTCTGTAGTCGATAAATGATCGTAAAAAATATCTGTCTGCTCCCTTGAACCCCTTTACAGCATGGTAAAATGGTTCAGTTGATGGCATAACTACTGCATCTCCTGGCTGAGGCTTATATGTGTAGCTTTTATTTGAAATCGAATCGTAGGCAGATATTTCTCCACCTTCGTAATCATTATTCAAATAAAAGTTAATTGTAATAACGTGTCTTCTTGTTTTTGCCTCATTGACGACTGGAAACTCGTCAACATGGTACTCCATCAACAGATTTTCTTCAGAGTAATTATTTTGCTCTTTAATATACCTAAAGTAGTCTAGGTAGAATACATCTTGATTCTTCTTTAAATCTTCCCAGTTATTTATAAAGCTTGGCCAGACTCCCTTTTCTTTTTCAAAATCATTAAAGTAGTCTTTTCTTATGAAGTTGACAGCATTACATACTTCTAGAA